GGCAAGATATACGGTGTTGGGCTTGGTGCTGCCGACGACCGTTATGGTTATATAACTTGGGACGGTGATTCGTCGGCAGGCGGATTAGGTTACAACACTATGAAGTTGGTACCTGATCTACAAGGCCTAGAAGACGCCCACACATATATTATTTTAGATCCAGCATATGTTGACGGCGAAACAGGAAGTATCCATATTCGTGCAGGTGGAACACCAGACAACAGTCTAGCAAATTTATGTTTCGGCGGTGCAAACAGTCATGTAAAAATAAGTGCAGGGCTAAATCCTCCTGTGACTGTGAAAGCCAACAGCAACTCTTGGACATTTGGCACTGATGGTAGAACTACATTCCCTAATGGAACTGTACCAGAACACAGCTATGGTGCTGCTGGAGACAAGGAAGGTATGGTAGTATTCACTGACCCGTACATTTATTATTGTAAACAAGACTATGTTAATAACTCAACTAACATCTGGGTCCGTGTAGCGTGGACTGGTACTAGCTGGTAAGATAATTTAATACGGTAAATATACTAAAGAGAGCGTAAATTATGGCAAATAGACTACCACTCATAGTAGACACCGCAGACGGCAACAAGATCAAAGAGTTGCCCATAGGCGATAATCTATTGATGACTGGCTCCAACATCACAGGAGTGTCCGGCATCACTGCACAATCCATCACCACCACCACTGGCACATTCACCAATTTGAACACACAAAATCTCACCGTGACTGCTGCCACCAATCTAGGCAACATCACCAACATCACCATCACAGGTGGCACAGCAGGACAGGTGTTGAGCACTGATGGCACAGGCAATGTGAGTTTTATATCACTGGGCAATTATGATCAAAATTTAAACACCACTGACGATGTCACATTCAACACAGTGGCCACCAGAAGAATCACAGCACCCATCAATGTCACTGCTGAAATACGCACCAGCAGCACAGGTTTGGGCAACAAGACCTGGACATTTGGCAGCACAGGCATTCTCACACTGCCAGTGAATGGCGACATACGCAACAGTGCAGGACAAAGTTTATTAAGTTATGCCGCAGTGGCAGCAGACATCATCAGTGACGTGGACAACACACGTGACTTGGGTGCTGTGGGCAACCGCTGGTCTCAAGGGCATTTCACCAACATATATGGAGCGCTCACAGGCAACGTCACAGGAGATTTGACTGGCAACGTCACTGGTAACACAGCAGGAGTTCACACAGGAGCTGTCACTGGAAACTTAACAGGCAACGTCACTGGTAACACAGCAGGAGTTCACACAGGAGCTGTCACTGGAAACTTAACAGGCAACGTCACTGGAAACTTAACAGGCAATGTCACTGGTGATGTCACAGGCAATGTCACAGGTGATGTCACAGGCAATGTGCAAGGGTCTGTGTTTGCCAACGACAGCACACAGATGATCAATGCAGTGACTGGCAAAGTGGTAGGCCCCATACAAGTGGATGTGTCTAACATCAGCATTTTGGGTGGTTCCAACAACCAAGTGCTCAAAACCAACGGTGCAGGAGTGCTCAGTTGGGTAACGCAATCAGGTGGACCTGGAGGCGGAGCAGTGGTATTGGATGATCTCACTGATGTGGTTATCACTTCAGTGTCATCTGGACAAGTTTTGAAATATGATGGTGCCAACTGGATCAACAGTGCTGTGCCATTGAACGCATTTGGTACCATCACTGTGTCAGGATCTGGCATCAATATTGCTCCAGATCAATTGAACGACACACTGACTTTCATTGCCAGCACAGGCATCAGTATGACTGCTGATGCAGGCACAGACACTATTACCATCACCAACACAGCACCCAATGTGACACAAAACGTATTCACCACAGTGGCAGTGGCAGGACAGACATCAGTCACAGCAGACAGCAGCACCGACACACTCACTTTGGTGGCTGGCGCTAATGTGACCATCACCACAGACAGTGGCACAGACAGCATCACCATCAATGCTGGTCAAAGCAATTCATTTGTGAGCATTGCAGTGGCAGGTCAATCGCCAGTGTTGGCAGACAGCACCAGCGACACATTGACTTTGGTGGGCAGTGGCATCACCATCACCACCGACTCTGTGACTGATACCATCACATTCTCCAATGCAGGATCAGGATTAGAAGCAAGAACCACTGCATCAGGCACCACTGGCAGTTTGGCCAGTTTGGCTTCAGCAGATCTCAACATCACAGGATTCAAAGGTTATGTTCTGCTCAAAATTCAAACATCAGTGGCAGCTTGGGTAAGATTGTACACAGATGGCGCCAGCAGAACCGCAGATGCCGGTAGATTGGAAGCAGTGGATCCAGATCCAGGAGCAGGAGTGATTGCTGAAGTGATCACCACAGGTGGACAGACCATACTGATGTCACCAGCTGTGATGGGATTCAACAATGAAACTGTGCCCACCACCACCATACCGTGCAGAGTGACCAACAAGAGTGGTAGCTCGGCAGCGGTTACTGTGACTTTGACTTTGATTAAAATAGAGGCATAATACATTATGTCAAATGTTCTAGACTACGTCACCACAAAAAAATACATTGTCACTGTGTATGATCACAATGATCTGAATGCTGTGTATGCAGATTTAGAAACTGCAGGCATAGCTCCACCCAACACTGAAATACTGCGTGATGTGCAGTGTGAGGACCGTAGGCCTTCCAGCAGAAACACTGTGTACAAACTGTGTGATTGGGAAGCTGCAGAATTAAAAAAGGATCCTAGAGTAAAATCAGTCACGTTGCATCCAAATGAATTGGGAATCCAAGCAGGTCTCAATAATATTTCACAAACCAGTGACAATTGGAACAAATCCAGCAGCACTGGTTCCACAATGAAAAATTTTGCTTTGTTGAGATGCACCGAAGGCACACAGCGTGCAGGATGGGGCAGCAATGGTACCACCACACAAACTGCCACCATACAATTGGCACAAACTGGCAAAAACGTGGATGTGGTCATTTGTGACGACAATGGCTTGGTAGCGGGTCATCCAGAATACGCAGTGAACGCTGACGGTACCGGAGGCAGCAGATATATTCAATACAATTGGTTTCAACACGATCCTGTAGTGAAAGGATCACCCATACCCGGTAATTATTCCTATGATCAAGCTGATCATTCCACACACGTGGCAGGCACCGTGGCAGGCAACACTCAAGGTTGGGCCAGAAGTGCCAACATTTACAACATTTATTATTTTGCTGGCGCATTCAATGTAAACTTTCCTTATGTGATAGATTATGTGAGACAGTTTCACAGCACCAAAGCAGTGAATGTTGCCACAGGCAGAAAAAATCCCACCATAGTGAACAACAGTTGGGGCATGAGTATATTTCCCGGTGAGTGGGCGTTGAATGACATCACAGCCGTCACATACAGAGGCACACGTTTTACACCTGTAGGTTCCACCACTTTTCTAGGTACCAGTGGTGTGTGTACCACATCCACTCTGCTGGCTAACCTACCTAATTTGGAACTGGGTGGCAACAGAATTACTACCACAGGCACTGTGGCTGTGGTGCAAGGCACAGTGACCTCAAAACCTGCCAGCTGGACACAGACTTCCAGCTCAAGTGTTGTGATTCAAGACACTGTTCAACCCGCTGCAGAATATGTGGTCACTGTGAACACCACTGCCAACAATATTACCATGAGAGTGAGAAGTCAAGTGGCTGCTGGATCACAGTCAGGTGTGACCACGCTCAGTGTGAGAATACAGATTCTAAACAGCAGTAGTGCCACTGTGTATGATGTCACCAACGGTCCTTTCACTAGTGTGGAGGGTGGCAGTGTGACAGCCACTGTGGATGACACAGTGACCTTGAGCACTGCTGGCAACTACACCATTACATATTTCACATCATTGTTTCAACCACAAAACAATCCCACAAGATCTTTTGACATGATGGCAGATATCAATATCACTCCAGGCACCACTTCGGCCACAGTGGCCAGCATAGGCAGCAGTTTGTTGGGGGCTGCCAGTTTGACTGCGTCCACCACTCCCACTGTGGGCGGCAACGATGATGGTTATTGGACTTTGACATTGCCTTTCAACATCACTTATTTGGGGGTGAGCTACAATCAAATATTTGTGGGCACCAATTGCTATGTCACTTTTGGCAATGGTTCCACAGTTTACAACAATGTCAGTGTGACCAATCCTGCACTGCCCAAAATAATGTGGTGCGCCAAAGACAATTCTGTACAGAGAATTTATTACGGAGTGGAAGGTGTGGCACCCAACAGAACATACCGAGTGAGACAGGAAGGCACAGCAACCGTATCAGGCACAGTGGGTAGTCCCACCATGATCAGTGAGTGGACATTCTACGAAGCAGTACCCACTAGAATAGATCTGCAAACTGGAATCAACAATGCCAAAAGCACAGGTGGCACATTCACCACGCAGCAATTGAATGCGTGGGGATTTATCGCTGACCAACGTATACCTGTGAGAGTCACAGCATTGGATGACGACCTGGAAGACGCCTATGCTGAAGGTATTATTATGACAGGCGCAGCAGGCAATGGCCGTTGGAAACATGAAACACCAGGAGGACCAGACTGGAACAATACTTTTGAAATGGCTGTGAGATATCCAGGGAGTGTGGCCCAACCTTACTATTATATGAGAGGCACCAGTCCCACTGCCAATGATAACACCACTGTGGGCACACATAATTTGCCTGCTATCTGCGTGGGTGCTGTGGACATCACTTCTACTGAACAGAAAGTCACATTTAGTGATTGTGGTGCAGGAGTGGATATATTTGCACCAGGCACCTCCATTATCAGTGCATTACCCAGTGGTGTTGCTGATCCAAGAAATGCCAGTTTTTATATCGGAAAATTCAGTGGCACATCCATGGCCAGTCCACAGGTGTGTGGAGTGTTGGCGTGTGCTTTGGAAACCTATCCCACCATGAATCAAACTCAAGCCAAAGCATACATCACAGGCATTGCTAAAACTGCACAGTTAACTGGCAGCAATGGTGGTCCCACAGATGGACAGGATTTGCAAGGCGCACCAAATCTTTATTTGTTTTATAGAATAGAACGCAAGATCAGTGGCAACACATTTCCAAAAATCAACAACAGACAAAAACCCACTGCTGGGGCAGCGTTTCCCAGAACTAAAATTCGCAGAACAACTTAACACAGATAAATACAGTTATGCCCATAAGCACCATAAACATAGGAACAATTGCCAATGACGGCACAGGTGATGATTTACGCGAAGCGTTTATCAAAGTCAATAATAATTTTGCTGAATTGAATGCAAGAGATCCTGAAAACACCAGCGTAATCAATAGACTGCCAGACAGCAGCACTGTGAAAGGCGTGTTCTATCAAAAAGTAGGTGCAGAATTACAGTTAAAAAGTTTAGAATCAGGCAGCAACATCACACTGACTACCAACAATGACAAGATCACCATTGCAGCATCAGGCATCATCAGTCTTGGCATAGTGGGCAACACAGGTCCAGTGACCACATTGGTGAATGGCAACACTTTACAAGTGTTGGGCACACTGGCAGGAGCCACCAGAACCGACATGACCACAGTGGGTGGTTTTCCCACACTGAGAGTGTCAACATTGTTGAGCAATGAATCCAACCCCACATTAGGAGCCACCCTCACAGGTGCCAACAACAACATTGTGGGTGTGAACACAATACAAGCTGCCAATGTGCAGTCTTTGGTGTATGGGTTGAATCTAGACGATAGAGATTCATTTATTGGGTTTGATTTGGGTGACATTAATCTGGATGCCAGCAATCAAGATAACATAACAAATCTTTTGGATTTATTCTTTTCAGTCAATCCTGTGGACATGGGTACTATTGCAGGTCCCAGTGCTGCTGTGCATGACTTTGGTGCTATCTAATTTTTCCATAAATACAACATATGAGCAACTTGTGGACACAGCCAACTGGGTATTCTTTAGGCACCATTGCTGAAAGAACCATCACAGCCATTAATTTACCCATCACATCAGTGGATGCTGTGGCTTTGATTGCAGGCACTCTGCCTGCTGGATTACGACTGCAAAATTCAGCCATTGTGGGCACCACATTGGAAGTGGCCAGAACCACACAATCAAGATTTGTGCTAAGAGCACGTTTGGGCAATAATATTCAAGATCGTACCTACACTATCACAGTGGCAGGACCAGATGCTCCCACTTGGATCACACCAGCTGGAGTGTTGCCCATCGGAGTAAACGATGCTTTGTTCATATTGGACAGTGCTTATGTGGATTATCAATTGGAAGCCACAGACACAGATTTATCAGCAGGTGATGAATTGGAGTATTTCATTGCTAAAGGTGATGGTACACTGCCACCAGGTATCACACTGACTAAATCAGGCAAATTAACTGGAGTGATAGATCCCATATTGGCTTTGGACACATCTGCTGCCAGCGGTACCTATGATGCCAACACCTATGGTGCTTTTCCTTTTGATTTTGGATTGCGAAGTGCCAATGGTTTTGAAAGTTTTTACTATGATGTGGAATTTTATGACTATGCGATTCCCACCAAGTCTCCTCGCAAACTGAGCAGATACTATGAATTCACAGTGAGTGTGAGTGATGGTGACACCATTACCAAAAGGAAATTTAGAATATTTGTGGTGGGTGATGATTTTTTACGTGCAGACAACACCATACTGCAGGTGGGTGGTGGTGTGTTCACATCCGACGGAACCTATATTAGAACTCCACAGTGGCTGACTCCTAGAGATTTGGGCTACAAACGAGCCAACAACTATGTCACACTGTTTTTGGAATTGTATGATCCCAACACACTTGCAGGCTATGTGGCCTACACATTGAGACCCACCAACGATGATGCCACAGTGAGCACACTGCCACCAGGTTGTACATTGGACAGCACTTCAGGTGAAGTGGCAGGCAGAGTGCCGTATCAACCGGCAGTGACCAAAGAATACAAATTCACAGTGAGAGCCACAAGATTTGGAGCCAACGCAGAAACATTGGCCATCAAAGACAAAACATTTGTGGTGAAAATATTGGGTGAAGTGGACAGTGTGATCACCTGGAACACCAACAATGATTTGGGCAGCATCAATGCCAACTTTATCAGCACACTGTCAGTGCGAGCCACCACCACAGTGCCCAATGCTGTGTTGAGATATGTGATCACTGCAGGTGCATTGCCCAATGGATTGACCTTGGCACTGGATGGAGAAATTCTAGGCAAAGTGAGACAGTTTCCCATAGGTGGACTGTTGGGACTGACCACATTTGATGACAGAGATTTCACACTGGATGCCAACAGCACCAGCATAGACAGAACATTCACATTCACTGTGGAAGCTCGTGACCAGTTTGGCTACAGTGCCACCACAAGAACTTTCACTTTGTCAGTGGTGGCTGCCAGTGATCTACTGTACAGCAATCTCTATGTGAAACCATTTTTAAAACCTGCTCAAAGAACTGCATATCTAGCATTGGTGGGTGATCCAGAAATATTCACTCCTGCATACATTTATAGACCCAGCGACACACAGTTTGGTTTGCAGAAACAATTACAGATGTTGATATACGCAGGCATTGAAACCAAAACTATCAATCATTATGTGGCAGCCACTGTGAAGAATCATCGACGCAAAAGATATCAGTTTGGTGAAATTAAAACAGCAGTGGCCAAAACTCCTGGCACCAATGACATTGTGTATGAAGTGGTGTATGTGCAAATGATTGACCCCCAGGATCACCCCAGTCAACAGGTGCAGAGCAAAATAAAAATTAAAAATCCCAACAAGATCAACATCACTCAGACTGATATAGAAGTGATCGATGACGTGACTAAATTCAATGTGAATGGCAACACCTACACAGTGTATACCAACAATAATTTGCCTCTAGCGGTGGGAGCCATTGGTAATAATCTTCAGATATATGCAAGACAAGGTCAATTGACCTTGGACACTGGCACAGGTCAACTGGAGGTCACGCTGGCCAACGGCAGTGTGATCAACGTGGGTCAGGTAGTATCCAACCCCACAGATACATTTAGATTTAGACCCAACAGTGGAGTGATTAGAGTTGACAGCAAGGTATTAAATGTGTCCAATGCCAATGACATAGAAAGATTCATCAGCAATACCACCAATATGAGAGAAAATCTTAAAGTCATAGGAGACACAGAAAATGAGTTTTTACCCTTGTGGATGCGCACTGCACAAACAGGTCAAACCCAAGCATTGGGTTATGTGACTGCTGTGCCGCTGTGCTACTGCCAACCAGGCACCAGTACTGGTATTTTGGCAGCATTAAACAACAATGATTTTGACTTCAAAAACATAGACTTTGAAATTGACAGATACATCATAGACAGCACGGCAGACAGTGGTGTGGAACAGTATATTATGTTCCCCAGCTATCAATATAACATTTAAACAGTGATTAAAACAGATAAATAAACGCAACAATAAGGAAACACTATGCCCAGTAATATTAACACAACTAACCTAGATGAAACATATCCTGTGGCAGGACAGGACAACAACAGCCAAGGTTTTAGAGATAATTTCAGCACCATCAAAACCAATTTTGCCACTGCCAAAACAGAAATAGAAACACTGCAAACCAACACTGCCAAGTTAAACGCTGCCAACAACTTTGCCAACAACACCATTTCTGGAGCAAAGTTCATCAACAATAATTTAACTGTGTATTCAGTTGGCACTGTAAACACTGCACAAAATATCAGTCTTAGCAATGGAAATTTTCAAACTTTTACAATAGGTGCTAACCTTACATTAACATTCACCAACTGGCCCACAGTGACTTCAGGCATGAGCAGCATTGTTGTGGAATTAAAAAGTGACGGCGTGGCTCGCACAGTGGTATGGAGCACTGAAAATGCTGGATTAATTTACAAAGATTCTGCTTTCCCCACACCATTCATAGTGAATGCTCAAGAAGATCCCATGTATGTGGAGTTTTGGACCTACAACCAAGGTGCCACAGTGTTTGGAAAATTTTTAGGCACATTCAGTTAATAGTTGAGGAATTTACAATGTTCCATCCACTCACCGAAGATCTAGGAGAATACAGTATAGCTCAATTGGAAGCCAAATTATCTGAACTGCGCAAAAAATATTTTCAAAGCCGTAATCCAGAACTGCGTCAGCAGATAGGTGTGTTTGTGGATGTGTACAATCAAGAACTCAAACAGAGATTGGCAGCAGAACAATTGAAAATGGCTAAAGAAACCGGAAAAGATCTTGACAATTTAATCAATATCGATTAATATACAGCATAATACTTTGTTATGCGAACAGACAGTTTAGGACTACCCATATTCGATCATCAAGATGCTGTCGATTTGATCTATCAAAATAGATTGGCAGTGCTGCAGGATCTTCAATTTGAACCACACAAAGAAATAGAAATTTACAATCAATCAGTGAAGCTCACAGGAGTGGGCGAAACTTTGCACACATATCAACCCATGCTGGTGGATGTGAAAGAGTTTGACCAACTGTTGCAATCTGAATGGTTCATGCCCAATGATGCCAAAAATTTTGACATTGAATCACACATCATCAGCATCACTCCTGTGGGCTGTGAACAGAGAGTGCAGGAAGAATTGGCAGCATTCAAACAGCATGGTTATCTCAATCTGCTGAAGTTTTTGCATTATTTGGTGCAAAACATGCGATCCAGCAATATGTTATGGGGAGTGGGCCGAGGCAGTTCAGTGGCCTCCTATGTGCTGTATTTGCTGGGTGTACACAGGATAGATTCCATCCAATATGGCTTGGACTGGAGAGAGTTCCTTAGATAAATACATACATAATAGGAGACAACAAATATGGCTATCAAACAGAGTGGTAACAAAGTATACCGTACCATGCAGGGCAAACAGGTTGATATTGATCTGTTGAGACAACGCAACGAACTGACTCCAGCTGTGGGCAATGCTAGAGTGAATGCTCGAGGCGATGAATTGGGACCTGGTGGAAAAATTGTTCGCAAACGTGAGGAAGTTTTGGCTGATTATTACAGAGATCATCCTAAAACTGTGCCTACTAAAAGACCCAAGGCATCAGCAGAAACTGCCAACGAAGAGTGGACAGAAGACGCTGAAGGAAACTTCACTAAGAAAAAATAAACTATGAGTTCATATCATACTCTCGAAGGAGACTTGATCCCGATCAAAGATCGTGTGATTGTGAGCGATATGAGCTTTGATTCATTCAAGACCAAAGGCGGTATCATACTCACTGCAGATGATGGCAAGGTGCACGGTATCAAACCCAGATGGGCCAAAGTGTATGCCAAAGGCCGAGACAACACAGATGAATATGTGGTGGGTGATTGGATCTTGGTGGAACACGGTAGATGGACCAGAGGTGCCAAAATCAAAACTGATGGTGTAGAAAACACTGTGAGAATGGTGGAAGCCAAAAGCGTGCTACTGTGGGCCAAACAAAAACCAGAAGATTGGTACGTGGCCAAAGAAAGTCAGCTGTAAAACACTTGACATTCCGCACAATCTGTCATATACTGACAGTATGAAATTTCCTGAAACTAGAAGTCCTGGATTAAACAACACTGCTGTGTTGGGCATCACACTGATGACACTGCACATATTGGGGCATCTTGTGGGTTGGTGGTGGACGTTGATATACATACCTTTGATAATGTCGGGCATAGGACAAGAATACATTAAAAGAAACTGATGAAAGAACTTTGGACAGAAAAGTATAGACCTCGCACACTGGATCAATATGTGTTTAGAGATGAACATCAAAAAAAACAGATCCAAACTTGGGTAAAAGACAAAAGCATTCCTCATTTGTTGTTCAGCGGCAATGCTGGCATAGGCAAAACCACATTGGCCAAAATACTGCTGAATGAATTGCAAGTGAATGATTTAGATGTGTTGGAAATCAATGCCAGCAGAACCAACTCTGTGGATGATGTGAGAGCCAAAATTGTTAATTTTGTACAGATGATTCCATTTGGTGATTTCAAAGTGGTGCTGTTGGATGAGGCAGACTATCTATCACCCAATGCACAGGCAGCACTGCGTGGGGTAATGGAAGAATATCATACCACATCAAGATTCATACTGACCTGCAACTATCCCAACAGAGTGATCCCAGCACTGCACAGCAGATGTCAAGGATTCCACATTGAACGTGTGGATCAAACAGAATTCACAGCCAGAGTGGCTGAAATATTAATGCAAGAAGGCATAACTCCAGATTTAGAAACATTGGACACTTATGTCAAAGCCACATATCCAGATCTTAGAAAGTGCATCAACATGGTGCAAATGAATGCACAGAATGGCGTGTTGCTGAAGCCTGAAAAGAGTGACATGGGCGAATCAGATTACAAGTTACAAATGGTTGAGTTGTTCAAAGCGGGCAAGATCACTGAAGCAAGGAAATTGGTGTGCAGTCAAGTGAGACCTGATGAAGTGGAAGATATTTTTAAATGGATGTATAATAATATCACACTGTTTGGAAATGAAGCACGTCAAGAAAAAGCCATTCAAATCATCAAACAAGGTCTGGTGGATCATACATTGATCTCTGATCCTGAAATTAATCTTTCAGCCACCATGATCAAACTTTCTCATATGGAATAACATGTACAGAGCCAGTCACATATTGATCAGTTATCAAGGAGCCACTAGATACACAGGCACTAAAATTCAAGAAGAGGCTCTTTTTGAAGCTGTGAGAATAAGAAATGAAATTGCTCAAGGCGTGATCACATTTGAAGATGCTGCTGTGAAATACAGTGATTGCCCCAGCAAACAGAATCAAGGAAATTTAGGCACATTCAAGCCCAGCACAATGGATCAAGATTTTGTTGCTTTCATCGACACATTGCAAGTGGGTGAAGTCAGCGGAGTTTGTCCCACTGTGTACGGATATCACATTATCCGAAAAAATTAATCTCCGTAGATATCCAACACTTCTCGCACAGCAGGATGACGTTCAATGTCTCCTTTGTGAAAACTCACCATATCAATGCGTTGAGCCTTGTCTTTTTTATTTAATTTTTCAATAAAATCCAACAGTCCATTGTCGTGCTGTCTATCTGCTTGATTCAAATCACCTGTCACAGCCATTTTGGATCCTGCGCTCAAACGTGTGAGCAACATTTTCATTTGACTGTGGGTGGTATTTTGACACTCATCTGCCACTATGAATGCTCGTATAAAGTTTCTTCCTCGCATGAATGCCAATGGTGCTATTTCAATCACACCTTCATACATCATATTTTTTAGATCCTGTGTTCTAAAATATTCTTGAAACACATCAAATATAGGGCGTGTCCAAGGTGCCATTTTTTCTTCCAATGTGCCAGGCAAAAATCCAATGTCTTCATCCACACTCACTGCTGGTCTGGTGATGATGATGCGATCCACCTGTCTTTCTTTGAACATTTTGATGGCCACTTGAACTGCCAGCAAGGTTTTGCCCGTGCCTGCAGGTCCCACACCGAATACAATGTCTTTGCTGGGGTCTAACAGTTTAATTAGGTAGGACTCTTGATTCTTGTTGCGGGGAATTATTTGGACATCTTTTTGTTTTTCTATTTGATATTGATTGATTTGCAGTACATTATTGTGTTTAGATCGCTTGCGAAAAGCGTTTCTTTTTGATCCCATCGACGCTCCTTGGTTCGTGGTAATGTACAAGTATTTATGGTGATTAACTGTCTATAAAACTAGCATGTTATCAGCCACTCTATGGCTAAATACACTGGATACATACAATTATGCACGACACAGCAGATATTTTAAAAAACATAGAGACCATATATGGCAATGACAATGCATTTGCCATCATCAAAGATTTTGAAAGAGTGCTGGATGAATTGGATCTATATGTGTATGACAACTGGCAGGATGGCGAATTAATCGAAGGACCCATCATGACCAAACACTATGTGTCATGCAAATTCATGTGGCCTTTGAAACAGATGCCAGACCCCATGGGTGGCAAAAGATTGTTGGACTATGACTGTAAGGTCACCTACAAAAAAGACCAATTGATTGCACCTAGAAAAATTGTGGAACCAGATGATGTGAGACCAGGCACCAAAAAAGGCAAACTGGATACCATGCCCATTTGGATAGTGGAAATCACCATGCCCATCAATCTCATGAAAAATATCTATGACGGCATGCAGAATCAAATGAATTACAGCAATGAACCAGTCAAAGACACTCCAGTGCAGGACATTCAACCTGTGGATCAAACTCAACCCATAACTCCAGAAACATAAAATGTCATTGAACAAACATGATTTAAAATACTGTGTGGATCATATTTTTGAAGTGGATTCCTATCAATCCAAAATGGGCACAGATGAAAAGATAGTGGTATTGAGTTTCAGAGTCAAACCCATGCAGGCAGCAGAAGACCTTGTTAACTTTATTGAAAAAGGTTATGAATTTGTGCTGGACGCAGACAAAACCAGCGGTGAACAGTCAGATGGTTATTACAGAGTATTTGTGGAAATGGAACGCAACAGACACGCGAGCAAACAGATCACAGAAATACTGGATGGTATTAAAAAAGTGGCTGACATCAAAGAATTCAAATTTAGATACTACAAAAATTTTAGAAGTCAGCCTGCAGATCAAACCACACTGGAAACCATTGTGCCCAAAGACGGCAATGAGTACAGCATACGCAAAAATGAAACTGCCATGGAAAATTACAAAAATTTCTTTGCCAACAGTTATGTGGATGAAGTGATCATGGAAGACAACACAATCACATTCAGCAAAAAATATGCTGAACCTTTGCATTTTAAATTTGTGGATCACGGTGTTACTGTGGACAAACTGAAACAGATCACAGAATCCTACAGTGCCAACAGCTTTCCTGAAGTGCTCTATCTTACCAAGTATCTAGGCGACTATAATATAAGTATCTACGGCACAAAATATGTGCTTGAAAACAATCGTCACTGCGTAATACTGGAAAAATAATATGTTTGGACTATTCGGACAGGTAAAAATGGTATTCACCATCATAATGCTGCTGGGCGTGGCAGGTGCTGGTGCCTATGTGTTGAAACTGAGAGGCGATAATGCCATACTCAAAGGCAATCAAGTCAAGATGGAACAAGCCTTGGAAACACAGACCAAATTTATTGAACAGCAAAAGAAAGACTTCGAAGCCATACTCAAAGCCAATCAAGAAGTGAACAAGTTGGTGGGCAACCTGAAAAAGGACATCGATGATTTGGATAAAAGATTCAACAAGGGCACACGTGACCTAGGCAAGACAGCAATTGAAAGACCTGATGCCATGGAAAGAATTGTCAACAAAGCATCAGACAAAGCATTGAGATGTGTGGAGATCGCAGGTGGTGCCAAACTCACTGAAGCAGAAAAAACAGCCACTAAGAAATCAGAGATCAATTCCGAGTGTCCGGCCATAGCCAACCCTAACTATAAACCATACAATGAGTAAATTTGTATTAGGCATAGTATTGAGTTTATTTCTTACCAATTGCAGCCTAGTGGGTGAAAAGGTGATTAAAGTGCTCACACAAGAACAAAGCCGAGAGAAATTGAATCTTAAAACTCCCACATTGGAAGAGATGGAGAAGCTGAGATGGATTGTGATCACCAGCAATAATGCTCAAGAAGTGTTTGCCAAAATGAAGGCAGAAGGATTGGATCCTGTGCTGTTTGGACTGAGTGATGAAGACTATGAATTGTTGGCCAAAAATTTTGCACAAATTCGCAGCACATTAAAACAGACCCAAGACATATTGGATCGTTACAAAGAATATTATGAAGGAACAACTAAAAAAGATAGCAGCACAAACGACTCAGTGGCTCCAAACAGCAGCGATAAAAAGTAAAACTTTTTTTTCTAACTCTGCTCAACATTCAGCCATGGTGTTTGCCAAGATCACTCACGCAGTGAAGTTAATAATCACAGCCATCAAATATGCCTATCAGATAGCAAAGAAGATTGTATTAATCACTTGGAAATTCATCTATTGGCTGTATGACAGTATTGCTGCTATATTTAGAAAAGTTCCAGCTGAGCTGACCTACTGGCACGATGGAGTTCAAAATATGGTACAGGTGGATGATTTTGTGGAATTGGCACCCAATATGATACAGTACGAAGACAGTGACAGCAAAAAAAGAGTCAAAGTCAAAGCCGAATATCCTATCAAATACATCCTTAAAGAAAAATAAAATTTCTATCACTTGACTTTTGACAGAAAACCACTATATTATAACATATGGATCCTTACAAAGTTTTAGGTGTTGATCGCAATACCAATGAAAACGATTTGAAAAAAGCCTACAAGAGCAAGGCCATGAAACATCATCCTGACAGAGGTGGTGATGAAAACAAATTCAAAGAATTAAACGAAGCATACGACATACTGAAAGATCCTCAAAAAAAGGCTGCCTATGATAGATATGGCACCACCGACATGCATCGTCAAGGGGGTGACAATTTCACTTATAATTTTAATGGTGACATCAATGACATATTCAACAATTTCTTTGGAGGTGGTGGAGGACCATTTCAAAGAGCCAGCACATTCAGATCCAATCCTCGCAATCAGGACATCAATATAGAAGCCACACTGGAGTTGGAAGATGTTCATAATGGCAAATCTCTCATTGCCAGCTACAGATTACCCAATGGTCGACAGGAAAGTGTGAACATAGATATTCCGCCTGGAGTGGAACACAACAACATGATCAGATTTGCTGGATTAGGCAGTGACTCTATCAGCAATGCTCCACGCGGTGATCTCATTGTGAGAATTAAGATTTTAAGACACAAAACCTGGGAACGAGATGGCATACATTTGCACAGCAAAATTAAGGTGAATGTGTTTGATCTAATCTTGGGCACTAAGAAAGAAATACGCACTCTGTCAGGCAAAAATCTTTCAGTCAGCATACCCAAAGGCACACAGCACGGCACTGTGTTCAATATCACTGGTGAAGGTTTACCTCATGTACACAATGCTCGTCAGCGCGGTAATCTATACATCACTGTGGTGTCAGACACTCCCAGAGTGGAAGATGCTGCACTATTGCAAAAAATAAAAAATTTACGAGATGAACTTGATTAAACACCCCAACCCATGGTTGGATCGCACAGTGAAAGATTTCGATTTCAGTAATATGGATGCTGTTAAAATCGAACAGGACATGATTCACACCATGATTGTGGAAAAAGGCATAGGACTGGCAGCCAATCAAGTGGAATTAGATGCCAAAATATTTGTGATGCAACCTCAGAATATCCAAGGCAAAACCAAGCCATTTGCTGTGATCAATCCAATCATACAGGAAGCCACCACGGATTTAGTTTTGCTGGAGGAAGGCTGCCTCAGTTTTCCAAAACTGTATCTTAAAATCAGTAGGCCTCACACCATAGTGGTTAAATATCTTGACAGTGAACAGAAAGAATGTATAATTAAATTAACTGAAATGGATGCTAGAATTTTTTTACATGAATTTGATCATTTGTATGGAATCAACTTTATCGACAGAGTCAGCAAAGTGAAACTGGAGATAGCCCGTAAGAAACAACAAAAATTATTGAATTAATATGGTAGAACCCAGCGACGAACTACAGAGAATATTTGACAAAGCAGTGGAAGACGCTGCCAAGCTCAAACATGAATATGTCACAGTGGAACACCTGCTGTTTGCCATGCTGTGCTATGACAAATTCATCAAGACCATCACAGATTTCGGAGCCGACGCAGAAACATTGAAGAAAAATCTTGAAACATATCTCAAAGAAAGACTCAAAGAGATAGAGTTGGTGAGCCCTCCTGCCAAATACAAACCCAAAAAGACTGTGAGTGTGGAAAGAGTACTCAATAGAGCATTCACACAGACACTGTTCAGTGGTCGTCAACAGATAGAATTGACTGATGTGTTTTTGAGCATGATGAGTGAAAAGAAAAGTCACAGTTATTTCTTTGTGGCCAAAGCCAACATTGACAAGGAAAAATTTGCTGATTTTTTAAACTCTGAGATGGAAACAGACTTTGGAGTGGAAGAAAATGCATCGGTCACACAGAGAGCATTGAATCTTTACACCACTAATTTAAATGCTGAAGCTAAAAAAGACAAGATAGATCCAGTGATAGGTCGTCACGCTGAGTTGGATCAAATTGCATTGGCTTTGGGAAGAAGAATGAAGAACAATGTGATCCTAGTGGGTGACCCAGGAGTGGGTAAAACTGCCATAGCAGAAGGATTGGCATTGAACATTGTGACCAACAAAGTGCCAGAATTTTTAAAAGAATATCAAGTGTACAACTTGGACATAGGTGCCATGTTGGCGGGCAGCAAATACAGAGGAGACTTTGAAGAGCGATTCAAAATGGTACTACAAGCCTTGAAGAAAAAAGGCAAAACCATTGTGTTCATAGATGAAGCACACAACATCAGTGGAGCAGGAGCAGGTGGTGGAGACAAAGGATCCAATGACTTGGCCAATCTATTAAAACCAGTGCTGACCAAAGGCACACTAAAAGTGGTGGCCAGTACCACTTGGGAAGAATACAGAAAATACTTTGAAAAAGATCGTGCTCTCATGCGTAGATTCCAAAGAATCACTGTGGATGAACCCACACAAGCAGTGACCATAGACATCCTTAAAGGTCTGAAGAAATACTATGAAAATTATCACCGCGCACAGATCACTGATGCTGCCATTGAAACAGCAGTGAAGCTGAGTTGCAAATATCAAACAGATAAAAAATTGCCTGACAAGGCCATTGATCTAATAGATTTAGCAGGCAGCAGATTCAACATTGCTCCCAAAGACACACGCATCATAGACTCTGCGGAGATAGAATACGAACTCAGCAAGATCATCACCATACCAGTGGAGACCATACAGCAGAGAGAATCCAGCAATCTAGCCAGTTTGGAGAAGAACATGAAAGCAGAAGTGTATGATCAGGATGAGGCTATCACCAACATTGTGGACAAGGTACTGATTGCACAGGCAGGATTAAAACGTGAGAACAAACCCATAGGATCTTTCATATTCATGGGACCGACTGGTTGTGGTAAAACAGAAACTGCCAAACAGTTGAGCAAGCATCTTGGTGTGAAGATGGTTAGATTTGACATGAGTGAATATCAAGAAAAACACAGCATCAGCAAACTGATAGGATCACCTCCGGGTTATGTGGGCTACGAAGAAAATGCCGGATTATTAATTACTAAAATACAGGAATCTCCCAACTGTGTGTTGTTGTTGGATGAGATAGAAAAAGCACATCCTGATGTGAGTCAAATACTGTTGCAGATCATGGATGAAGGCACAGTGAGCGGCAGCAATGGCAAAGTGGCAGATTGTAAAAATTTAACACTGATATTGACCACCAATTTGGGAGCAGAACAGTCAGAAAAAGGCAGCATAGGTTTTGGAGATCCCATGGATGAGGGATATTCCGACACAGCATTTAGGAAGTTTTTTACTCCAGAATTTAGAAACAGGTTGGATGGAGTGATCACATTTAAAAAATTAAGCAAACCCACCATGATAAAAATTGTGGGCAAATTCCTCACTGATTTGAAAACATATCTAGTGGAGAAAAAAATACAAGTCACTGTGACTGATGAAGCCATAGATTATCTAGTGGACAAAGGCTTTGATCCCAAAATGGGAGCAAGACCCATGCAGAGATTAATAGATCAAGAGATCAAAACTCCCATGGCCAAAGAACTGTTGTTTGGCAAACTTAAAAACGGTGGCAAAGTGACCATCAATGCCAAAGACAGTAAGATAGTGTTGGAATCCTCGGAGTCTTTGAGCACTCACACAGCATAACACAAGGACTAAATATACACATGCCAGCAGCAAGCGAAACAATATTATCAGCCACGGATCATCCCAATGACAGCACCACGGAAACGGTATTGGGACAGCAATTCAAAGGTGATGGATATTATGGTCGCAGTGACGGTTTTCACACCATACAGATCACAGTGTCAGGTTTTGAAGGCAGCATACTGATGCAGGCCACACTGGCCACTGCACCCACTGCCACAGACTGGTTTGATGTGACTGGTACCACGCACACTGCTCCCACTGCAGTGCATGTGAACAGCACAGGCAGTTTTTTCTACAATTTTACTGGTAATTTTGTGTGGGTGCGAGCCAAAGTGGTTTACACTGAAGGCACTGTAAATTCAATCAAACTTAATCACTAATATGCAACATTTTTTTAGTATCATAGGTAAGAATATTAATGCAGAATCCTTGGTGGATGTGGCATTGAGCGAAAGCGCCATAGGACTGTTTGAAGATCAGACCAACTATCATATATTTGAGGATGAACAAGGCAATCAAGTGCTGCGTGTGGAACTGCACAGAGCATTGGATGAAACAGAATCTGATGAATTGGCCGAAAGCCTCAATGAACAGTTGAAAGAAATGGGTTTGGAAGAATTTGATATTGAAGTCAGCACAGACGACAACTTGGATGAAGAGACCTATGAAGGTGATGACTTTCACAGTGCATATGATGTGATGTGGTTCAACGAAGATGATGCATTGGATGAAGCAGAATACAGAGGACGCAAAGTGCCTTTGGGCAAACCCATGAGAGGTGATGTGAAAAAATTCAAAGTGTATGTGCGTAAACCCACTGGCAACATAGTAAAAGTGAATTTTGGTGATCCTAATATGAGGATTAAAAAATCCAATCCAGCCAGACGCAGAAGTTTTAGAGCCAGACACAATTGTGCTAATCCAGGTCCAAGAACCAAAGCAAGATATTGGAGTTGTCGCAAATGGTAAAAGCCACAGATTATAAAACGCATAGAAAAACTGTGTCCAAAGAAGATCAAGAAGTGTTCGATTGGATAGGACAAAAGTTACAGGACATCTATGATGGCAAAGATCCATATATTTCCGAAGAAGAAGCAGAAAAAGATCGTCAAGCATGGTTGAAGACACAACCAACAATTGAACCAGCACAGGAAAGATAGCAATGAAAGCCAAAGAATTCACAGCCATAACCAGAGATAATATTGGATATGATATTTTAGAAGATATCTATCAGTACATGCTGAACGACAGTGAGTTTTTTAGAAAAAATTTCTTTCCAGTGGCCAAACGATACAGTGACAATCAAAAAGAAATGATGGAAAAAAATCCAATGGAAACTTGGGGTGGATGTGTGGATAAAGCAATCAACGAATACTTTGAAAAATTTAAAATCAACGGCAAGTCAGAAAAGATCATTAATTCAGAGGACAGAGTGACCCTCACCAACAAGATCGTGCAAGGACTGTCCAAACATCCAGTGAAGAATGCACAATGAGACTCGTAGAAATAAGTCAGCCAGCGCCTAAAATTGCCGCATTTGCTTACGGCAGAATGAATCCACCCACCACTGGTCATAAAAAATTAATAGACGCCATCTCTGCTCAACCAGGCGATCACTTTTTATTTTTAACACACACTCAAGATGCCAAATCAAATCCTCTCAGTTTTGCGGACAAAGTACTGTATGCTCAAAAAATGTTCCCCACAGTCACAGTGGGAGATGCTGGAGTAAAGACCATTATTGATGCAATGAAAAAATTAGAAAGCATGGGCTATCAAGACATCATATATGTGGCGGGATCAGACAGAGTGCAACAATTTGATGAATTACTGAACAAATACAATGGCAAAGACTACCAATTCAACAGCATAAGAACAGTGAATGCTGGAATGAGAGATCCAGATGCAGAAGGCGCAGCAGGTGTGAGTGCCAGCAGAGCTAGAGAGTATGCTGTGCAAGGTGCTAAACGTAGTTTTTTAACCACTATTCCTGCAGATGAAAAAACAGCCACAGAGATATATCAAAAAATACGTCAAAATTTAAAACAACCAGCATAAATATCATATGAACGAGATTGATAAATTGAAAAAACTGGCAGGCATAGACACTTACAGCAATACTATGCCGTCTGTGGAAAATATCAGTCACACAGCACAGGCTTTGAAGGACAAAGAAAAAGAATTAGGCCTAAAACCAGGCGATCCAGATTGGTTCAAATTGTGGTTCAGTCTGCCTTACATGACTGGGTCATTGCAGAATAAATTCAGAGGAAGAAAGAAATGAAGCTAAGACACATCATATCAGAAGGTTCTAGATTGCCCAGCAGCATGGCCAAGACCAAAGCCAAGTTGGACATGATGACCCCAGATGAAATCCGAGCATTCTTCAAGAACAGAGAAGATTTTGCCAAACAACATGCTGGAGGAGTTATACGTCCAGGTTTTTCAGCCAAAGAATTAGCACAGAGACAGGAGTTCAGCTATGGTAGAGAATTTGCCAAAGGTCGTCCTTACTCCCGACATTTTGAAAGCACAGAATTAGACGAAGGATTAAAAGATTGGTTACAAAAAATGGCTGTGGCTGGAATTATTGTGGGCAGTGTGGCAGGCATAGGTTCCATTAATAATGCTATCAATAATAATGTGCCAGTGATACAAGCCATGAACAAAGCGTTGGATATGGCCAATCAAAAAGGTGATGCCCAGTTGATACAGAATATCAAACAAGACATCGAAGTGGCTAGATTGAGTTTGGATTCAGGCAGAGATTTAAACACAGTGAAAAACATGCAAGACAGATATGCCAAGTTCATGCCCGCAGGTTACAAAAAAGAGAATTTAAGTTTCAAAGATAAAATTGCAAAAAAAATTGTTCAACCTGTTAAAGATTACAACAGTGATAATGAATTGATCATGGTGATTAATCCTAACGACAAACAAGGAATAATTAAGATTCCACAAAAGTCTTGGCCGGACTATGAAAAAAAAGGATATGTGCAGGCTGAATCCAATGAAAGCTATGGTAGATATTGGTGTTCCACTGATAAAAAATTCAAACAAAGAAAAAGTCCCAAACAAGACAGATCTTAAATTTATGGCTAAGGAAAAACCCTATTGCATCAATTGTGGCAATGATAGTCATTGCAAAAAAACTTTGAAAAGAAAAGAAAGCGAACATATTGGCGACAAAAAGACACGAGAATGGGTGATTGAAGTGTGCAGACGCTGTCACTGTGCCAATTGTGAAAAAGACTAATGAAGATTACCGAAATACTATCTAACCAAAAAATATCTGTTGATTTATACAACAAACAGTTGTATAATAAACACATGACAGAACAATCTAATGTCAAACCCATTGTGTATTTGGATATGGATGGCGTGATTGCAGATTTCTTTGGTGGAGTAGAACGTTTGTACGGTGTGGATCACTGGAAACAACTGACATCTGACAAGACCAAAGACCTACGCCAAGATGTGATTGACAGAATAGCAGGCACAGATTTTTTTGCACATCTACCCAAGTTCAGCAGTGCAGACACATTGATCGAGATGATCAAGAAATTCACAGGTGGGCAGTACAGCATACTCACTTCGCCTTTGAGAGGTGACACAGAAAACAGTGGTTACTACAAAAAAGTATGGATTGGCAAAAACATAGTGAAGCCAGATGTTATCATTGTGACTGGTGTGAAAGAAACCTATGCTGTCAAAAACGGTGTTAAAAATATTTTAATAGACGATCGTCCCATCAACATAGACAAATGGCAGAGCAAAGGTGGCTATGGCATACTGTATCAAGCCAACAAGCATCCACTCAGCAAGGTGTCACAAGCATTGGAACAATACAATCATAAACAAAAACAAAAAGAAAAAGTGCCTGTGGAAGATGCAGCAGGTGTGGGAATTATTACCAAACAGAACACTACCCGAGATGTTAAACCAGGTGAGATCCGCAGACAGGCTCGCAAATTAAAACTGGTGTAATTCAATGAAGATTCGTGAAATAGTGTTTAAGCATAAACTTAAACAATCTGACATAGATGATCTACGAACTCAATACACACCATTCAAAGACAAGGCTTTGCCAGCTGTGAAAGGTCAGGCATTGCGTCAACATTTGAAATCTTTGTCGGATGAAGATTTAAAACTGCTGATCAAAACAGACATTCCACATGTGAGTCTCAAAGCACAAATTGTGTTGGACATGAACAGATATGCTCAAATGCGTGATCCCATTGCCAGTCCATTGGGCAACGTGGATGAGAACTTTGCGGATGGCCGAGGACCAGGTAGACCTGGTGATTCCAAACGAGCAGGCATACCCAAAGGCGCTACCATCACACAATTGAAACGGATACGCAGTTCTAAAACAGCATCTGCACGCAAAAAGCAACTGGCACACTGGCAGATAAACATGCGTCAAGGTCGTAAACGCAATAAATAGTAGTGTAAAACACTATTATGAAGCTCAAAGAAATCACTCAAGGTCTGCAAGAAAAACAGGACGCCTGCTATCGCAAGGTCAAATCCAGATATAAAGTTTGGCCCAGTGCCTATGCATCAGGTGCGTTGGTTCAGTGTCGTAAAAAAGGTGCAGCCAACTGGGGCAACAAGAGCAAATAGAATGAAATACCGAGAGATTTTAGAGAAGTGCTGGCAAGGTTATGTACAGCGCGGCATGAAACCCAAAGGCAACAGAATGGTGCCCAACTGTGTGCCCGTGAAGGAGATGGAAGAAGATTTAAAAAAATGGTTTAAACAGAAGTGGGTGAGATTTGGTCCAGACGGCAAAATCAAAGGTGATTGTGCCAGAGGCAGCAGCAAAGAAGGCAAGCCCAAATGTTTGCCGCAAGCCAAAGCACATGCATTGGGCAAGAAAGGGCGTGCATCAGCAGCCTCAAGAAAAAGACGTGAAGATCCCAATCCGGAACGTCGTGGTGCTGCTAAAAACGTGAAGACAAAAAAATGAAGATACGTGATATAGTGCATGAAGCATGGGCAGACTACCACTATGGATTGGATCCTGCACGCTTGAGTTACACATTCAAAGTGGGCGACATATATGGTCCAAAGAATTTAAAAGTGCCACACGCTAGGCTGTACAAAGGCGGCAAAGCAGTGAAAAAGCTGGGCATCACTGTGCCCAAAGTTAGCAAATAATCACAAACACCACATAAATACAGCAAGGGCAAACGATGAAAATTAGAGACATCATAAGAGAAGTGGCATCTGTGGGATCCACATCAGCAGGCAACATTGCCAGCATAGCAAACCCCCATGTGACCAATCCTTATGCCTACAAATCAGCCAAAGCCAAGCCCAAAAAACAAAAACCCACTGATAACGCACTGGACATGAAGGACGTCAGCATATTCGGTGGCCCAATGAAGAGATAAATACACATATGAAACACAAAGATATCAAAGAAGGATTGGCAGACGCAGCTCACAAAGCAGAGATGGATCACGAAGTGCAGATGGCACGTGCTGATCTTTACAAGTTGGCCAAGTACAGCATCAAACTGCATGAACTGTTAAAGAACGTGTCTGAAGCAGAAGGTTTGGAAGGTTGGGTTCAAGCAAAGATCACCAAAGCCGCTGATTACATCAGTTCTGTGTATCATTATATGGACTACGATGAAAAATTCAATCAAGCCGAACTGGAAACCAGTATACCTGTACAACAAGTGGTCAAGCCCAGTGATGGCAAGATGGAAACCTACGAAGAAGTGTTGTTCAAAATTCTAGACAAAAAAGTTAACGAAAAAAAATTCAACCAAGACAAAAAGTAATCACCATGAAGATCAATGAATTGGTCACTCCATCTTTGGGCAAACCTACTGCAGCCAAACCTCCAGGCACTATGGGCAAAGTGATGAATAAATTTGCACAGGCAGGTGGTGCTGTGAAAACTGCTGTGGGTGCAGCCAACACTGCTGTGAATAAATTTATGACTGCTCCCAAAGACACAGATGCTGCCAAAGACAGTTTTGCCAGCAAGTTGGGTGGAGCATTGGGCAGTATGAACAAAGGCGCTGGTGTAAAAGATTACAGCAAAATAGGTGTTACCAAAGACGACCTAAATATGTTTGTGGGATCAATGATGCAGAGTAAACCCAAGGACGCAGGTTTTGAAAAAGAATTATCAGCAGCTATCAAAACTAGATTGGAAAATCCATCAGATGGCTCAGCCAAAAATACTATAATCACAAGCATCGAAGATTTTTTACGTAAAATGACTAACATCACTCATGGAGATTTCAACACACAATTCTCATCTGTGCTAAAATCTCTAAATATCAAACCAAATGAATTTGAAGACCCTAAAGTCCCAGCTACTGCAGCACCAAAAACTACACCCCCAGGACAGTCCTCTATTTTACAAAAAAGTGGAAAGCCATTTTAGCTTTAGCTATTCGTTACTCAAGATAATTACTAGTATATGAACTTCGTGGTGAACACTCCCTACATCCAAGCCTACATCAAAAAAGAATATCTGTATGACTTTCAAAAAGGTCACGGTGAATTTGTGCCCTGCACTTGGGTCACACTGAAATCTATTCCACGCAGAGCATTCTACATAGAAGCATATCTGCCAGAATATGGTGCACTGTATGACAAGCTGCCCATCAGTGCATTCACTTGGCGCACAGATATCAAATCAGAAGAGCAATTGCCTTTGGATTATTTGCAACTGTGGGATGGTTTCAGCTATCACATCACCATCATTGAGAAACAATACCTACAATACAGCAGAGTGGATGTGATACTCAAAGATGGTAAAAAGATGTCAGGAGTTTATTTGTTCACTGTGGACAGTGCTCACACAGATCCCAACACTGTGAATGTGACTGAATCAGAAGTGCCCACTGAACACAAGGGTCACAACATAGGTCAATTGGACAATGGTCAATTCTTTGCCCAACCCAACAATAGAATGATCTGGCACG